GACTTGCGCTTGCTGATACGCCAATTGGGCCCGGATGCGGGCTTGCTGACCTTGCCCGTAGACTTGTAGCGCACTGCCGGCCAGCATGCCGGCCGCACCCCATTGACTCGAATTGCCCCAGTCCATCAGTCCCCCACCTCCACATACCCATGGACGGCTAACACCGTCACGGGTTCGGGTTGCGTATGCGAAATCGTCAAGGCCGCATCACGATCCCATCCCTGCACACTCACCGCCACATCTTCACTCTCCAGTGGCGGGGCCGCATTCATCACATCCCCCGAGGAGCGCCAACTCAAGGTCTGCCCATTCACCGATAATCCGCGGGTGTTGAGGACTCGGACCCAGACTTTGGCGTAGCGTTTGGGTCTCCCCATGACGGTGCCGGTTTGGGTGGGAATTTCAGGGCGAAGGGTGGTGAGGGTCGAGGTGTACGGGATGCCGACTTGAATTACCCCCGCGGACGGCCCATCCAGCGCGACACTCCCGCCGGTGACGGTTTTCGGAGGATAGACCGCCCCATCCCCATTAATGGTAACCGTCACGCCTTCGAGATGCGACAACCCGGAGACGCTGGTGCCCGGGACGCCGGAATACGTCAGCCCGGAATCGACATACAGCGAGGGATCCAAATACTCGACGTAGCGGGCGGTGGCGCCGTTAAGGGTCCGCCGCACCACCATCCAGACTTGATCCGCCCCGCCGTTGGGATTGGGAATGACCGCCAAGGACTCTACTGCCCAGTCCACGCCGGAGGTATGGGTCTGCCACGCCGCGACTTCTTGGGTCGGGTAATAGGCACACGAGATGAGGGCGCCGTTGGTGAGCGCCATCCAGAGGGTGCTATCCGGCGATTGCTGATAGGCGAGATCAAAAATCCCCGGCGCGGTGATATGCTCCGCGAGCAGGGAGAGTTCCAATCCCTTGAAGGCATCGGAGACGACATCGTAGTTGAGGGCACGGACTTTCCGCAGATCGCGTTGCACAAAAATGGCGAGTTGTTCGACCCGTACCGGCACAATCGGCGCACACCCGTAGCGGGTTTGATCCGTCACATTCACGTTACTGGGGGTGATCGGTGCTCCGTTGCCGCCGCTCATGGCGAATTCGCCGCCGGTGGTGCCAATCAACAGCGCGCGGGATCCGACTAGCCATTGAATGGTATTCTGCTCGTTGCTGCCGAGGGTGTAGGTGTAGGCGTCATCATCGTTGGTGCCCGGAGTAAAATCCTCATAGTCGGCCGAGCGGGTGCCCCACACCGTTTGCGGTTGGGTCGAGGTGGACGCATAAACCGCCCGCTGTTCGTAAATGGTGAGACACGCGGGCCATCCCTTGACGGCCCCCCACGCCCCCTCACGCCACAAGCTCGTGGTTGTTGTCCCGGGCGTGGTGAAATCCAAATCCTTAAGAATGTCCACCGTCACCACCGTCGAGCTGGTGTAGGCCGTGATTTTGACGTACCCATACGTGGTGTTGCCTTTGAGACGCCACAGACTCCCGACATGATTTGCGGTGAACGGGGTAAACCCCGTCCCGGAAGCCGTCATGGTTTTGCCGGTGCCGGTGTTCGCGCTGACGGTCAGTTTGCGGGTCTTATCATCATTCTCATCGAGATACGGGCCATCGAGAAAATCCACGGTAGTGATCGCCCAGGCGGTATCACTCGTGCGTGTGATTTTTCGCGGCGCGTAGTTGTAATGGGCGAGATACAAAATATCGTTGATCTGCGCGAATTGGAGATCGAAGACCTCCGTCTCCGAATACGGGGTGGCGACTTCCACCGGCACGCCCGCGACTTCGATGCGGCCCCCATCGCGGTAGACTCGAAAATAGCCGTCCCCAAATTCAAGCACGTAGGATTGCGTGGCGCTGAAGACAAAAGACTTCAAGCGGGTGGCTTTGCTAGGGGTTTTGACGGACTTGACGTAGTGCGTCCCTGGTCGGCGGGTGACGCCCCCATGCGGATACACCACCCAATTCGTGAGGGTGGCACACCCGTTTTTGTACTTATCGAAATCCGGGCGGGCGTGCATGCGCGGGGAGAGTTCGCCGGCCGTGAAATTGTTTTGAACGTGATATTGTCCCATTAGCGCACTCGGGTCAGCACATCCCCGTCGTTGAGTTGTGTCGGCGGATTCTCCATCCCGTCAATGCTGCGGGCTTCTCGCAATTTCATTTGATAGGACTGATAAAAGAGCTTGGCGAGATCGGATTTGGCGGTGATCCCCAGCGCCAATTCGTACGCCAAACGATCCGTGAGCGCATCGGTAAACAGCGCATCAAACACCGCGGGATCCGTAATCTGCGCGACATAGGCGATGGAGAGGGCGCTCGCGTCGGTGAGGATTGTCCGCCCCTCCAACACCCACGGGGTGAGATCCTCATCCAAGGTGGTCTCGATGACCCGCACGCAATCCCCCGGCAGCGCGTAGGCATGCGCCCAGCCCCACACCGGAGAGTCGGTCAATTGGGCCAACTGCGCGCGCTTCATCGCAAAGTTCCAGGGGTGGGCCCGGAGGACACTATCGCGGGTCGGCGCATAGAGAGAATTCACCAAGCGGGCCCGATCACTGTCATCGGACAGGGAGGTAATCGGGGCATCCCCGAGCTTACGGAGGGCGTTGCTGCAAATACTCACATCCGTGGTTGCCACATTATCTCCTTCTCCGCCGTTCCCCCACCACATACCACCGACTCGCATTTGCGGCGAGCACGAGATCCCACTCCGCGTCCGCGCCAACCACCGTCGCACTCCCAGGGTCTGCCCCCAGCGCAAAACTCAGCGCATTTGTCGACACCCCTGAGAGAGCATAGGCGCCCGCGTCTCCCGGGAGGGCGAAGCCCCCGAGGAGGGCGGCCGTGCTGCCGGTGAGACCGTAGCTGCCCGCTAGCGCGGAGAGCACCGCGGCGCGCACCGCAGCGGCATCCGTCCCGTTGAGGGCATAGGCCCCAACCCCTCCCACCAACACGCGACTCGCGGGTAATCCGGCAGCCTGTCCACTGACGGCATACCCTCCCGCCAAGGCAGACAACACCCGACTAATGACAAGGCCGGCATCGGTGCCCGTACTCGCATAACTTCCCGACGCCCCAGTGAGGACTCGCGCAGCTAAGAGGCCCGCGGTGACGCCGGTATAGGCATACGCCGCACTCCCCGCATTGAGGAGACGCGCGGCCAGAAGCCCCGCATCGGATCCCGTCAGGCCATAACTGCCGGGGTCACTCGAGAGCGCATACACCGCCGCAATCACGGGCGGGGCGGGTTCGCCAATGGCGGCACTCCCAACCGGCCCGTGGCCTAATCCGAATCCCGTGAGCGCAGAGGTGCCGATAAAGGACATGGGGGCGGCGCCCCCAGTTTGCACGCCACCTGACGCAGCATAGGCTTTCGTTTTCGAGACCGGCGCGCTGCCTCCGGTTTGGACCCCGCCCGTCGCGGCATAAATAAAGGCATAGGTGAGCTGAAACGTGAGTTCGTCTTGATAGAGCGTGACGGCGGCGGTGCTACTGTTTGCCGTCGAGAGGGTGTTGCTGATGTCAATTGTGACTGAGGTAGACGCCGGGAGCGACAGGCCGGTTTTGTCTACACCCGTCGCACTGGCGTAGTTGCCGGTGGCGGCGAACGTCGACGAGGACACGAGCGTGGCGCTATTGCCGGTCCAGGACATCGTGACGGGCCCTTGGGTCGAGGTGGCGCCCGTGGTGTATTCCGTACACCGCCACGAATAGGATCCGCTTTTGATGTCGGTGACGGTGGCCCCTGTCGGCACACCCATATCCGCAAACGTGAGGGTGCGACTCCACTTGTTCGCGCTGTTGTTATTACGCCCCGTGATGCGCGACTTCAGCGCCCCCGCCGGGTTGCCGTTGGCCGAATCGTAACTCAGGGTGCTATTTGCGCCCGCGGTGCCGGTAAAGGACTCGGCGGTGGTGGCGAAGCTGTAGGTGACGGTAAGTGGCATTTACACAATCGTCCAGACGGCGCCTGAGCTGACCGTCACGGTGATGTTCGTGTTGATTTGTACGGGCCCAAAAGATCCCGCATTCTGCGTGGCTGAAATCGTATAGTCTGTTGTCACATTCTGATCGTTGAGGTAGAAGACCTTATCGTTCGATCCCCCCGTGGCCCCACCC